GCATACGGGTTCGTGTTCATCCAGGAATTGTCGAGGCTCAATCGAGCGTCCGAGCGCCTGGAAGTCCAAGGTTTCTACAAGTCCATGAGCAGCGAGTTCATGGAGTACGTTCAGTCACGCCGCAATTTGGAGACAACCGATGCGAGGTAAGAAGAAGAGCATGGGCAAGAAGCCCGGAATGAAGAAGATGTCCAAGGCCGCCAAGCGCCCGATGTTCGGGAAGATTGGCAAGAAGACCAAGAAGCGCAAGTAATGGCCAAGAAAGCCACACGCAAGAAGTCGACCGGGAAGCCCGTTCCAACCAACCCGACGTTGTACTCCAGGGTCAAGTCGGAAGCCAAGCGCAAGTTCGACGTCTACCCATCCGCCTACGCGAATGCATGGCTGGTGAGAACGTACAAGAAGCGCGGCGGAAAGTATCGCAGTGGCTAAGAAGAAGACCGGACTCACGAAGTGGTTCGCCGAGGACTGGGTCGACATCAAGACAGGCAAGAAGTGCGGGCGGTCGGGCAAGGAGAAATCCTCCCGGCCGTACCCCGCCTGTCGGCCCAAGAAGGTCGCGAAGCGGATGACGGCTGCCGAGAAGAAGAAGGCCGCGTCCAGGAAGACGGGTCCTGGTCGGGTGAAGTATCCGATCACGGCCAGTGGTAAGCGAAGGAAGAAGAAGTGATCGAGTATCGAGGGGAACGTTTCAGTGGCTACAACAAGCCCAAGCGGACCCCCGGTCACGCCCGGAAGTCACACGCCGTCCTGGCGAAGAAGGGCGACAAGGTCAAGCTGATCCGATTCGGGCAGCAGGGCGTCAAGGGTGCCGGCAAGAACCCGAAGACGGCCAAGGACAAGGCGCGTCGGAAGAGCTACTACGCCCGCCACAACGCGCAGGACTCGAACCCCGACAAGCTCTCGGCCAGGTACTGGTCGCACAAGACGAAATGGTGAACACATGCCGACGTACAGGATTCAACTGAGACGCGACACAGCCGCGAACTTTCAATCAAGCAATCCCAATATTGCAGAGGGCGAGGTGGTGATTGATACGACCGCACAGGAAGCTGGTACGCCGTTCTTCAAGATTGGAGAAGGGGAGTCGTACACAGCAACCGACTTCGCAGCACCGGCCCTGGTCAACCCAACCAGCGGAACGAACAACTACGCGCCGATCGCGAGTCCGACGTTCACCGGTACAGCTAAGGCCCCGGACCTGACTGTCGAGGACACAAACACCAACGACCCTACCTTAACCGTGCAGACGACTGACGAGACTGGGACGACCGTCATCAAGCATGACAGCATCAACTGCTCTGGTGGGATCACCGGGGACGTCCTTGTCGATTACTGCTTCCGCCCACGGCGGATCACACCTGGTGCCCACCGGAACAATCCTGCCCTTCGCCGGCACCGCAGCACCGACGGGGTATGCTTTGTGCGACGGTGACGACCTGAATACGTTCACCTTCAAGGACCTTCACGCAGTGGTCTCGAACAACTTCGGGGGTACTGCATACAGCGCCGGGGTGACGGACCAGAGCGGTGTGTCGACCACGTTCAAGCTCCCAGACCTCCGCGGACGGGTGATCGCTGGTCACAACAAGATGGACAGCTCGGACAACGACGTCTCTGGCTCATCTTCGAGTCTGCTGCTGACATCGAATCGGGACAGGACAGTTACGAAGCACGAGTACACCGGCGTGCAAAATATGGTGATTGACGTTCACCAAGCAGAACTTCCTCTCCCCGGTGACATACTTCTGGCATCCGATGGCACCCAGGGAACGGTCAGTACATCCAGCGCGGCAGACATTAGTTCGTCATTGATCTCTGAATCTATATTGAAGAGATGCACAATCGTGCTTGAGGCCGGCAGCAACTTGTCTGAGGCATCGGAATACACGCTTCGGACCGTGGTCGGAGTCGACGGCGACACCTTCGCTGCCTCCGGTGGCGACGACACCCACCTCCTGAACATCAACGAAATGCCAGCCCATACGCACGGTCAGCCGAGGCACACCAACACGATGCCTGGCGGACCTGGAGGATCAAACAAGAACAAGGACAGAGCAGCCGAAGACCTCACCGATGCGACCGGGGGTAGCCTGCCTCACAACATCGTCCAGCCCACGATGATTCTGAACTACATGATCAAGACCTGATGGCATACCTCCGACTACAACAACCTCTGCGTGGCCTCACCGATGTGGTGAGCTATCGCGCACAGTCGAGCGACTACACGAAGAAGTGCCTGAACGTTGCACCGTTCGACGTATACGAAGGTCGCCTTCGCGTGGGGTCCCGGCAGGGGTTCTGCGCCCTGGCGGACTTTGCGGACGGCGCCGCATCCAGCGCGATCCAGGGGATGCTCCCATACAAGGTGTACCGGGGCGGAACGCTCATCCAGCAAATTCTGATCATCCAGAACGGGAAGATCTTCGACTGCAATTCGAGCGGATCCTCCCGGACAGAGATAGCGAAGACGGACACCAGCAACCACTTCGGCGACGGCTCGAACCCCATCGACGCCACGCTCCAGCCATCCGCGAACCTTTCGACTAGTGCCAAGGTCGAGATGGTGCAGTACCGGAACTACGCCTACATCGTCGACGGAACGTCCTATTTCCAGATCGATTTGAGCAAGTCCCACGATGTGTCCTCGGCGCGTATTGGGATCGAACACTGGTCGGAGAAGAACTCATCCGGGACCCAGATCGCTCACAACGGCGCAGGTGGTGCCAGGATCGTCGGCGCGACACTCATCGAGGTCTGGGGCGCAAGAGTCGTGCTGGCCGGCTTCACCTCAACCCCGAACGTCTGGACGGCCTCCACGGTCGGTGACGCGAACGACTGGCATCCCAACACCTCGAATGCCTCCGGGGGCATCGCGAGTGGCACCTCCCCCGAGTTTGCAATCCTTGGGGATCAGATCACGGCGCTCCAGGTCTTCGGGTCTTCCGGGTTGCTGATCGCCTGCCGCGACTCCATGACTTACATGACCACCGACCCGATCTACACGAACGCGAGGATGGAGCAAATATCCCGCGAGGTCGGATGTCTCGGCCCCAGGGCGATGTGCGGTGGTCCCGAGAAGTCGGTCTTCTTCGTCGGATCTGATGGCGTCTACAACGCCCGGCCGAACGACTTCGACATCAACCGAGGGAACAGGATCTCGTCCGGTGCCCTGGACCAGTTGTTCGAGCGTACCGACCCGGACGACTTGAGTGCTGCGGTGATCGTGTACGACGAAGGCAGGCAGACGGTCACCACGCTGTTGTCCAGGAACGAGTCGTTCTCGTCGGTCCATGCCATGTACGACATATCCACGCAATCGTGGTGGCCCTTCCAGATTGCAGACACCACGAACAACAACCCGACCGTCGCTGCCGTGTTCAAGCCTCTGCTGGAGGAAAGGCAGACGATATGGTACGGCGGGCCGAACGGACGTATCTCGGTGCAGCCGGTCGCCGGTGCGTTCCACTCCGATGGCATGAAGGTGACTGATGCCAACTCTTGGGCGGTGACCGAAACCGTATCCGCGTTCGAGTCCCGGGTGCTGATCGGACCGATCAACGAGGACCCTAGTCAGCGCCTTCTGCTCCGTGACATACGAGTGATCCTCCAAGACAACCAGGAGGTCTTGAACGTCGGCGCCGCCACTTCGGGCTACCCAACGACCGCGCAGATTCTGTCCGGCTCTGGGTACGCCACGAAGGCGGACATCTCGACGTTGTCCAAGCCGACTCTCGCCTCCGAACAGACTGGGAACATCGCCACCATCGAAGTATTCGACATCGATGCAGTTCAGAAGCAAGACAAGGTCAACTCCGGAACGGTCGTGACCGATGGCATACTCAGCACCCACGACGATGCAACTGGGGCATCAGTTACCCTCGATCAAGTCCCGGGACCATCGGACACCACTATCGACGGCGGAGCTGCCGGCACCTCCTACTCTGCCACCGCTCGGCTCTACGGCATCGGTGCTTTCCCACCGACTGGAACCTACCTGCAACTGACCACCGACGCAGCGCCAATCCTGTACGGCCCAGGAACCTGGGTGATCTATTACGAGGAGGCGACGACGAAGTGGAAGGTATCTTACGACGGCGTGGTCCTGTTCGAGAGTGATGCCGTCTCGCAGCTCCCGACGAGCATATCCGATGTGGATATCACCGCTGGCACACTGACGTCCACGATCATCACAACTGGCGGGGCCGGCTCGGATGCGTCCGACCCACTGCTTACGAGCGACCTGACCGCTTCGCGAAACAACGCGATCCGGACACGACTCCGCAGCCCCGACTTCTTCTTCCAAATCTCCGCGACCGGCCGGTCATGGGCACTCGAAGACATCTCCGTCGACGTGGTCCCTGGC